CAGAAACTCAAGTTCCGGCGAACTGTACTCACCCTCGATAAGTTTGTTTTTGCCAAATGTCTCACGCTTGTAGATGTTTGGAATCTTCGTGTATTCGATCATTCTATCTCCTCTCAATGCACATCATTCTGCTTCATCGCCATGCGGACTATGGTTTCCTTCAGCATCCCATTCTCAGATGCCATCTCCCTCAGTTCCGCATTCAGCTTCGCCACTTCTGCCCGAAGGTAATCTTCCGTAGGCGTGGACTGTTCTTCTGTCGTGGATTTATCCTTCTCACCCATTACTTGAACCCTTTCTTAAAATCGCCGCTAACGAGATAAGGACAGCCATTGTTATCATAGCGGTCACACCATTTTTCACGACAGTAGTCCTTCTCCTCGCAATACAGACAACACACAGCGGTCTATCCAAGCCCGTAACAATCGTTGAGTAAGCAGTTCTTCGGCTCATCCATTTAGTATCCTTTCCCACACGACATTTCCCCAGTTCACGACATCGTGTGCGCTTGTCCATGTGGAGTATCCTGCATAATGCTTAATCCGTTCTTCCCTCGGCTTCATGGTGTAATCATTGCGATTGTAGTCACTCGGCATCGGCAGGATATGTCCTTGGCAGAGATAGTTGAATACGTCCTGTTCCACGTTCGGATATTTGTTGGTATTCAATTCCTTGATCACCTTATCAACCATGCCTGTCTCACGCAGCATCTTGAGATTGAACAGGCAGACTCCGATGTTGGGGTAGATTGTATCCCATCTCGTCCTGTGAGGCTCGATAGATGCGGAGAAGTAATATCCTGTCATATCCCTCTCCCACAGTTCGGTGATGTCTCCTACGACAAGCGTATCGCAGTCCATTGACAGCACCACATCGATGTCTGACGGCAGAACGTATGCCAGTGCCGCTCTCATAAGTGCCAAGTATGTATACCTGGATTTCATGTTAGGACCATCCTTCGGGAAGAAGGTTTGATGACTGACATTGATCACCTTCACGTTCTCAGGCAACCAATACGGCATTTGGTCATCCTCGACAAGCAGATATATCTCATCGGGTCTGCCGTTCTTCAGCATTGACTTTATCGGTCCTAACATGGGCTTGTACAGATTTCTCGAAGCTGTGTAAACCGCTACTCTCTTCATGTTGATCCTCCTTCTCAGAATCATATAGGTTCACTGCCTTGTTGAGATACCAAGCGGCTTTCTTGATGTCTTCAAAACCGTTTTTGCTGTTGTGCCGCCAAAGATACTTGAATGCGTTGCAGACGCAGAAATTGATCACTGCGTTATCGCCCTGTGTCTCGGTCATAGCATCGATGCACTCAATACTGGTATTTGTGTAATGGACAGGATGTTCAACTGCATCATGCTTGTCCCACGGAAGGTCATCCTCCACTTCGGGGAAATATGCTTCTGTATTTTCCATATCGCTCTCCTATACTCCCGGCTGTTACCTCTTGTATTGTTCGGATTCAACTTCGGCATTTTAGATTTAACAAAAATGTGGTTTGTGTGTGGTCATTTGACGCTGATTGACAGCGCACCGGGGAGTTAACTACTTGCCGTCATCTTCATACAGACTCAGGTCAATCAAAGGGCAATCGCTCCTGCGAGTTTCCATGCCTCAGTTCCACGTTTTGCCAGTGATACAACACTTAATGCCATCACTGTTGAATGGGCAATGGTTACAGTCTTTGGGTATCGGAATCTCTATCCCAATCATGACTCTCTCCTCTTCCGCTCGTTGAGCAGTGCCTGTTCAAACTTCAACCAGTACGGTTTGTCGATCACCGAATCACCATAAAGGTTATTCCGCTTTTGGAACTTACAATCATCTAACATCACTCTCAGGTCTTTGTCGGTAACTTTTTCCAAAAACGCAGTAACAATTCCAATTACTGTACTAACCATGTATGTCTGCCGTCCTTGGCAGTACCTGAGAGCACATATGGCAAGATCACCGAATTTCTCTTCGTCAAGTTTGATCACGGTTCAAAAACTCCTCTCCTAAATGCTTCTTCATCTCCTCAATGGCACTGGCACGGTACTCATCAATGTCACCTTGGATTTGCTTCAACAGTTCAAGCGTCCGCTTGTCTCTGATCTCCTCGTTATGCCTTTGCTCAATCTCATCACAGAACTTTATGTACTTCTTCAACTCGACAGTATTTGTGAAATACACATAATTGATTTTGTCACCTAAGTAGCTTGCATGATCATCATGGAGAATCCATTTCGAAGGAGTGACAGAGTACAGTACACGGAATGCAGCAAAATCCATGTGTGGAAATTTGGGTGCTTTTTCTGCATACTCATCACGAATTTTTATCTCCGGCACTTTGGCCTCGCTCTCGCCGTCTTCTTCCGCTACGTCCGTAATGATTCCGTACATTCCTGCACAGATAACGATCACAAACGCAGTAGCTACAAGTATGCCAACAATGCTCATGACTTTAAAAACTCCAATATCTTGCCGAAATCGTGATGACGGCCTGTCTTAACATAATCATCGTTAAAGCAAAGACTGATCGTGTCTCCGCAGGAATGTGCACGAGAATCACTTATCACAAGTCCCTTAAAACTGAGCTTGTCATCATAAACTTTCAACACATACAAATCCAAGTGGTCATCCTTTTTGTAACGAACAATGTCACCAACACGAATGGCATCATCCTGTTCTTTTGCTTTCTTCGCTTCGTGTTCCTTCAACTTTGACGCAATTTCAAAACAACCGAAGTCCTTAAATATGCGGTACGTTGCACCCACGTTAAACACTGCTTTCAGTTCTTCTATGGGAATGCCGCCATCATGATCATCAAGCGTTATCCTCGTTGCCAAATCCCAAGCATCTCTGTACCCACGCAGATAGTCATATCCTTGTGCGTCCGACAGTTCCTTCCGTGTTCGACCTTCCTTGAAGCCCTCTTCGTATCCTCGCTGATAGGCTTCGTTTGACGCCTCATCATCTTGTTTGATGCAACCCTCAAGTTTATTGATGTCCGCTCTCAGGAGTCCGGTTTCCAACTTGATTCCCTTTGCCATTCCCTGCAACCGCACCATCTCTTTTTTGATGTCTTCTACTGTCATTTCACTCCTTCTGTTCTCCATAACCACAGAACCACTTGTCATCCGTGTCAATATACATACAAGGCAGTTGGGTCGGTGACGCATCCTCGTTTGATCTGTACTTACAATCCTTACACCGTGTAACAAGCACATAATCATCGTCCTGTTTCAATTTCTCTGCAATGATTTCTTCCCAGTTATCGGGCAAGTTCACTTTGATCGGGATGTCTATTGAAGCCATATCAATCTCCTTTGTATGGTTCGGGCAGTGGCTTCCACGCCACAATATCATCCCGTTCTGCATTACATTCACCCCTCGGAGACAAACCAATTCTCTTCCCCTTTGGTATCTTTCCACCGTTCTGCAATAGTGATTGTTCCCCAAGAAGTCGTCGCAAGCACACATTTATCAAGGTCGGGAAGTTTATCTGTAATAGGGATCCACTGGTTGACTGTAGGCTGTGCCTTGATGGTTTGTTCTATGGCTTTATAGCGGACCCAACATCCGCTTTGCCACATGGTGTCCCCGTCAGTTTCAAATGCCCTATGGTACATTGCTTCCATCAGTTTGTCGGCATCAATCGGTTTCATTCTGTTCCTCCGTCTCATCAAACCAATCGGGATCTGCTGTTGCGACCAGTCTGCACATCTTCATTGTCCACTTGTCGTTTGGATAACACTTGTTGTGATATTCGATTGCTCCACGCAAGTATTTGCTTGTTTTGAAATACCTTGTCTTCCTGGAACTGCCACGCACCCACTGAACTTCATCGTTCTCACCTACTGCGACATAGACAAATTCATTTATCATCTTGTTTTCTCCTCATGTCTGCTCCGCACCCCGGACAGAAGTCACTCTCATAGTATGTACTTGCCAGTTGCCAGTACGGAGCGTGTGTTCCGCAGAGAACGCATTTACCTTCTATCCACTCGCCCTTCGGTCGCATCGGATTCACTTTTAGACCATCTGCAAAACCTTTCTCATACTGGCCACGATCATATTCGAGTGCTTTAAGCAATTCATCCCTTTTGACATCGATGCCGACTTCTTGAATTGCCACAAACACTTCTTTTTCGACCTTGGCTTTCATGCTGGTGAATATCATATCAATCAGGCTTTGATACATTTGCTTCACCTCTCATCTCCGCTCCGCAGTTATGGCAGTAGTTTGCTGTTCCAAGCATAGACTCACCGCATTCGCTACACTTAAACTCTTTTGCCCACCATTCTTCCATGCTTCCCGTATCAATCCACCTACCCTTCTTCCGCATTGGCTGTGCAGATGCCTTGGGCTTCACATACTCCTCGCTTGGAGCAAACCGTGTTTCGGGTATTGGATCTGTGTAAAACACCTTGCAGAATTTTGATTTCGGCTCAGTCACAATCACCCTGTTTACCTTTTCTACTTCTTCGACATCCACCCATAGAGTGCCGTTTACATCAATGTTCATTTTATTCCCCTCTTCGGTCGCATATCTGCCTCACAACTCGGGCAGTAGTTAAACCAGTCAAAGTAATACAGATACGGTGTGGTGTGATACTTTCCGCAAACGGAGCATTTGGCACTCTGCCATTGTTCTATGGTCTTGCCCTGTGGCTCGTCAAACACTTTGCGCTCCAACCACTCGCCCTTTGGGTGCATCATTTTTATGCTTTTCTCAGCACTGGCACTGAGAGTACCCTCGGTTAGATCATCCATGCTGACCCCTGTGTACCTTGCCAGTTTGACCACCATCTCAAGCCCCGGAGACTTCTCTCCCCTTGCCCACTGACCAACCAATATCGGATTACAGTCAATCGCCTCTGCGACCTCTCGGTACGTCTGATCGCCAATAGCAGCGAGGATGTTATCTCTCAGTCTCTCCCTGTTCAGACCCTTGTTCCCTATCGACATATTCATCTTCCTCTTCTTCGATTTTCCTTAGTTCCATTTCCCAAACATCGTCTGCCGCCGACAACACTGATGCCACGACAAAACCAAACAGAACTCCAAGCGTAAATGCTACTATCACTATCAACATTGCCCTCACTCCATGAACCCTGCGGCAACCTTCATGTGCTCCACCGCCTCAAGCATATCGTTCTTCGTAGCACCATCAGGAATGGTCAAACGGATCTCCAAAGTGTTGTTTTCGTGAAGCGGAAATCTATATGTCCGCAGTTTGAGATCCCTGTCCTGATAGAATTGATTGTTGTATCCCCTGTTGTTATTCTCCTGTTGCATCGGTCGTACAATTCCTGTTCTTGTATAAATCTTGTCTCCCATTTTTTCTTATCCTTCCTGTTTGATAACGCATGGCTGTGCCTGTTTCCCTACTTGTTGAGCAAATCTGTATGAGTGGAAGGTTTTCTCCTTTCTTGTTAAGTGCAATTTGTGTTGGTCATTTATCTGAGCCTCACTCAGCACCATGCGGTTTATCCTTGTTATACGTTTACAAAAGTGTATCCACGCACTTTTTCTGTCTCACCTTTGATGCATCTCGAAACACTTTCGGGGCATACTCCGCAGAACTTCGCCGCTTTTGCCTGTGATTCAAACTCTCCAATCAGAGTGCCGTCTTTGTATACGGCAGTTCTCTTGTTGGCATCTTCCAGGATGCCGTAACGCCTCTCATCAGTAGACGTTGTAAGAGCCTCTTCAACAGACCACCCAAGGTCTACAATCCTACTTCTTATGGTCAGCGGACTAATTCCGGTAATCCTTCCCCACTCTGCATATGTGTGGCTCTCACCATCAAACGTGATGTATTGGTTGGTTCTCCGGTTGTTGGACTGTGTTGTTGCATCTGCCCACCTACAATTATCGGGAGTGTAATCTCCGTCATTGTCTATCCGATCAATGCTAAGTCCCTCCTGATAGCCGTTCTCGATCCCCCAGTTGATGAAAGCCATGATGTCGTTTTTCCACTCATCGCAAACTTTAATGCCTCTTCCACCGTACCTTGGATAAGAAGGATCGGTTGGTCTTTCACACCGCCTCCGCATACGGTAATAACAAGTGTATAGCCTGTGACGAGTAAATCCGTATGTCTTTGCTCTTTTTGCTCTTTCTGCCATCGCATCCTTATGCAAGCATCCGCAGCTTTTTGTGTGACCGTTTATTAAGGCCAACCCTTCCACAATGGTAGTTTTTCCGCAAGAACACTCGCACTCCCACTTTGTCTTTCTGTTCACGATCACCGACCGCTTAACAGTGAGGCGATTAAAAGTCTTTCCGGTTAAGTCTCCATATGTTCTCGGTCTCATCTTTTAACCAGTGCTCCCAAATCCTTTCTCCCCCCGATCTCCACTGCGTATACTATCAACCACTTCCACCTCATCCATAAGACATGGCATAACCACAAGCTGAGTCACCTTGTCTCCTGCTTTCAGTTTCACAATCTCAGAAGAATGGTTAAAAATCTTGCATCCAATCGTTCCTGAGTATCCACAGTCTATAGTTCCTGTTGTCTTAATTCCCATTCTGCTCATTAAGCCGGACTTACTGGTCATAAGCCCAACATAACCATTAGGTATTTCAACCCTCACCCTCAGATCAACAAACGCCGATGAATGAGGGTAAATAACAAGGTCAACAGGGGTTTTTAAGTCAATTCCTGCGTCTGTACTGTGTTCCCTTATTGGTACAAAACCACCTTCTTCCACAACAAATCTCATTAACATCCTCCTGTCATGTATTCACTTAATGTCATCTCATCTGATATGCCTTTTAACGCTCTGTAACGCCTGTCCAGTTCGTGGACGCACAGAATGGTATAACCCTTGGCATATTCCCACAAAACGCTGTCATACCGCTTAAAACCCACTTCAGCAGCCTTTGTAGAGTAGTCACTCCAGTCAGCATCCTTCATGGTTCCGTCTTCGACCTTTTCGGCATATCCTTTGAATATCTTCCACATCTCTGCACTGGCCTTTTGAGCCTCGGCAATGTAGGTGTCAGGATCTTTCTTCTCGGATAGTTCCGATACGCAGAGTGCTATGTACTCGATCACATATTTCTCCGCAGGAGTCTGACGATACCTCGCAGTGATTTGGCTAAATGCCCTTGTGGGATCTTGCTGTGTGGTATATGCCAGTTTGAACACCCGCCAAACCATGTTGGATGCCGCTGACAGGATCTCAAAATATCTATCCAAAGGGGTCGCTCTCTCCATCACTCATCTCCTCGAAACCGTCCAAGTCTACCTCGATTTCCTTCTTTTCCTCGTTCCAACCATAAATGACATTCTCGGCAACATAGTTTTTCAGCCGCTTGGACTCCACTTCGTAGTAGAGCGGAATGAACACATCCTGTGTGCCGCCGTCACGGTCCTTGACTATCTCAATGACATTGGTGCCGTTGTAAATCTCGTTGTCATCGTGCCAGCCAAACATCTGCTGAGACAGCCGCTTGAAATCGTTGTTGTTCCTGTGAACTATGAACGCATCATCCACGGTATTTCCAAGATCGGCAGTGCCGGAAATATCATCAAATCTCAGAAATCCCATCGATTTCTTTGGGTGGGCAACAAATCCAAGGTGGACCTGATGCTTTTTTGCCATCTGCGTGAGACTCCACACAAATTGCGTTTGGGCATCCCATTTGTTCTGACCAAGGTCACTGATGTCAAATGCCATTAGGTTGTCCAGGATCAGCAGATCCAGTTTCTTCTCCTCGATCAGTTTTTCGAACTCAGCCATAACAGCAGTAAAGTTATTGCCGTAAGTGTTGTTGTAAAGCCAAATCCGCTCACCCATCCAATTAGCAATCACCTTTGCGGTCTGATCAGGAGTGTAATAATAGCCTTCATACTGTGACGGTTTGACATATCCCTTTCCTGCCGCTTGGAGCATCATCCACTTGAGGAAATTACTCTCCGTAAGTTCTCCACTGTAGAAAGCGACATTGTTTCCTGCATCCGCAGCGTTCAGTCCTATCTGCGATAAGACCGATGACTTTCCGCTTGCCCTTAATCCCGACCAAACTGAAACGTGACCTTTCTTCAGTCCTCGCATCCGCTTGTCTATGTCGGTAATGCCAGTTCGGATGAACTCCTCATCGGGTTGCTTTCTGCCAAGGATCATGTTTGCGGTGAGGAAAACAGGCTCGTCATCCTTCTTCTCAATCGGTTTGGGTTCCGGTGCTTTCCGGTTCCGATTGAAACTGTAGTACATCCGCTTCTGATCATCCTGCCACTTCTTCTCATAGGCATTCGGCTCATACTTGATGCGAACGTCCTTCCAAGTTTTGTCGGAACAACTGTTGTGGAAACAGTGGAAAGCAATCGCTCCGTTCGTTGATTTGAATATCGCCGCATCCTTGCCCTTGTGGTTGTCATCGAATGGACAATGGTCTAAGACATACTTTGTGCCAGTTTGGTATGACTCCACTTTGTAGCCTATTTGGTATTTGTTGAGCCATTCCTCAATGTCAAAGCGTCCAGGGTTATAGCTGTTGTACTTCTGAGGCTGTGGAGGTTCGTCAGGTATCACTGCCGCCAGCTTCTTCAAGTACGCTATGTCCGTAGGCTTTATGTCCTTGTAACGTTCTTGGTCACCTATGATGTAGGACATCCTGTGCGGTCTTGACTTCGTGTTCGATCCCTTTTGGGCAAGAGTTCCGTACAGTTTGCACACTCTCGAAGGATTGATATTTACAACGTCAATCTTTACCTTCTCAGTGGAGAATAAGGCATCCAGCACTGTTAGACATTTCTTCAACAGAGCCTTTGTTTCATCGTTGCTGTTCAAGTTCAGTTTGTACAGAAGATGCACACCATTACCGCTTATTGCCCTTACTGGTTCCTCAAATCCCATGTTTCTCAGCGAGAAGAAGATCCTGTTGCCAACATCCTTTGCCGCTTGCAGTTCATCGTCCGTTGATGATGTCCCTTTTGTTCTTTCCGTATCCAAATCAACAAAAAGCCAGTCATAACCTTCAATATCGTTGTCGCTTGTGGATGTATTTGCGTATTTCTCAAAGTGATCTCTCTGAGTCCTGTCATAACAACTGTCTACAAGGGAGTTCAGCGAAAGATACACATTGCTGCCTTTAAGGTTTAGGATTTTCAAATTCTGCATCAGTGTGTCAACATCACGAAAGTAGCCGGAAAAAATCTGCTTCGTGTTATATATGACTCTGACCTCGAAAAGCTGGTTGTTCGGTTTCAAGATAGCAATAGTCTTGCGTATCTCCTGTTCGTCAAAGTATGTCATCCTTGCCTACCATTTGATCTGCTCCGCTGTGCTGTCACAGTTTGAACATCGTTCTTGTTTCTGTAGTTCCCCTCAAGCACTTTGGGGAAGTTTGACGGAAGGACAAACCAGTCAAATGTGATGACAAAAGGCTTCTTCGTGTATGTCTTACCTTGCAGGAAGTCACTATCACGGATCATTCCAATAGCCTCGATGACAGCATCCTCACCGTATTCCCTTATCCTGGCTCTCAGATTGTCAGTTCTCTTACTTCCAGTACCCAATCTGCTGATAGGATTTATGCCAACATCAGCAAGGCTGTTCCACGCAGAAATAATGTTTTCGTATTTGCTTTGACGATTCGTGGACGAATCGTGGTACGAATCGTGGACGATTCGTTCATTGTCATTGTCATTATCATTATCATTGTTTGTATTAAATAGATTCTCTAAATGATCTATATATTCTTTAACCGTAATGTTTAGATTATCTATGTTACGGTTATGGTTATAGATGCATTCCAGGAGACTCTTATCCTCTACTCTGCTCTCTTCCTTGAGTAGACAATCCATAACAGGCTTGCCGCCTTTGACAATCGAGTGCCTCAGATAGTTCTTAATGGCAACCTCACAGGTCTCGCTATTGTACTTGATCATGCCGTATTTGTTCTCGAACCGATCCAGTAGCACCACCACTGCTTCTTTCGAGTACCCAAGTTCAAACGCCGCCGTCTTAGGAACCAGTTTGTAAATGCCAAGCTGACTGGTGTGCGGATTGGTAATCAGGTACAAATAGAAGTATTTGTCTTCCGGCGAGAAGTCATTCACTATCGTCTCGTCTTCCCAAAACGATGTACTCACCACTCTGTTAATAGGTTTCATCTCCAAAACACTCCTCCATCCATTCTCTGAACTGTGTCCAACTACGGCAGGTGCAACACATAGTCTTTACGTCATCAAATGGAATACTCTCTTGGTTTATGGCCCTTTCAATCATTGCGTACGCCTTCACTTTATCGACATAATGCAGTCTGTTGATGAGGATTTTTCTCAAATACAGAATCTGCTTAATGTCTTCACGCATAGGATGCTTACTGTAATATGCACATTTCGGAATAAGCTCAAACGCCTTTTCAAAATCAAACTCTTCTTTCGTGAACGCTTCATCGATTGCAGAAATCAATTCACCGACCGAATATTTTTTCATCCAAAGTTTGATTCTTCGTTTTCCGTTGTCGTTTACAACAGCACCGTATGTCTCACGGATGTAGTCCGAAATCAGTTCAGCCTCTTTGTTTCCAAGCGCAAGCAACTCGTCTTTCCACTTGACCATCATCTCAAGCTGTTCACTCTTTTCTGCGAGATCCAACAACTGCTTTTGCTGCATTTTGACTGCCGAATCATCGGTGAGTTCCCTTTTTCCTTTGCCACGGTTGCACTCTTTACACGATGTGACCAAATTGATCATCTCGGTTTCGCCGCCCTCGGCAACAGGCTTTATGTGATCTACTTCCAAAATGACATCAGGAGCCATTCTCCCACAGTATTGACAAGTGAATTTGTCACGCTTGAATACCTCGAAGCGCATCTTTTTGCTTATTGCTTTTCTCTCAGCCATGTCACTTTCCTTTATTCGGCTTAAATGCCCAACTCGCCAACATCAGGACTGCCCATACACCGACCGCCAATCTCCAGGTGAATGCAAAACCGAATGCCCAGCAGACGATCTTTAGGAACAGTCCTGTTATCCCGATGGATATTCCAATGGCAGCGAGATAGGCCATCAATACTGCGATTACTTTCATGTCACATCCTTTCTACAGTTCCAGCTTCATCTGTCCGTCTATCTGTTGTTTTACCCTTGGCTTTCTTGGTCTGTATCCATGTGTCTCTGCGAAAGCGTCCTGGTATTCCGGTTCCACATCTGCAAAGTGAAAATCCTTACAGTTGTTGGTGTGCTTACAATAGCTTTTGGACAGGCACTCCTTATGCTTCATGCAATACGGAACATTGTTCACGCAAAGGTATACACAGTAACGGCAGTATTGCTTCATGGTTCACCCCTTAACAATTCCACAATCTTCTCCGCACTTTGTTCCGGTGTGCAGAACAGGAACCTTGTGCCATATTTGGCTTGCATCGTCATACACGCTTTCATGAGAGTGACTCCCCTGGTAGCTGTCGGATACTTCTGCTTTCGACCAACCATGATGAACAAGCGTGGGTTCTTCCACTTGTACAGATCCTCAAGTTTAGTGATCGTAGGCTGTATCACGTTATCTCGGATGTGACCACCCTTGTTCTCGACCAGTACGATTAACTGGATTCCTGCTTCTTGTGCTCTGATGCATTCATTTCGAAACCGTTCATGCTGCTTTCCGCAGATGTCAGAGACCAATTCCTGAATGTCCTTCTTGGTATCAATGCAGACAGACTGGTCTGTTGGAAGAGTGTAATCG